GGGATATTACCAAAGCCAGACGTAATAGAACCAGAGTTTAGTGCGCCTACTGTTGTGGCTGCAGTAGTAACGAGATTAGGCATTGCCGTAATTTCGTCATCAAAATAGGCAGCAAGGTCAGTGACCGCCACCTGTTTCATAGTTCCATTATCGTTGAATACTACACGGTCTGCGTCAGCTACAGTGGTAGAAGAAGCAGCCGTATCGCCATCCATAATGTTAAGTTCTGCTGCTGTTGAAGTTACACCATCAAGAATATTTAGTTCAGCGGCGGTAGAAGTAACTCCGTCAAGAATATTAAGTTCAGCAGCAGTAGAAGTAATAGCTGTGCCATTAAAATTAATAGCATCTAAATATGCAGTGCCATCAATGTACAGGTCTTTAAACTCTTTGCTGCTAGAACCAAGGTCTATGTCATTGTCAGTGGTAGGCTCAATAACACCATCCTTGACAACAAACTGCTCTACGGATGAACTAGATACATCAACCGAAAATTCAATCTGATTGTTTGGGTTGTCGATAACGACTTTGTTAAGTGGAGTCGTCTCGCCGGGGTCGCCAATTAATCCAATGACCGGACCTTCAGCAGCCGTGCCATCGTGTTTGTGACCCGTTGTATTTACAAATGCAGCTAGTACCTGATTAAATTCGTCGTTACTGTGGGCGGCGGTAATAACGTCGCCATCAGTATACGAAGATTGCCTAGTATATCCTGCCATTACCTTCTTGCTCCTGCGTCAAATTCTAACTGAAAACCTTTTAATGAGTATGGTGCAGATGTGCCTCTGTCGTTTACTCGTAATGCCACCGCAAAACCTGAACCCTCTACAGGTTGTCTTACCAATGGGTTTGTCTGACCACCATACGTTGAGGTGTTATATATAGCTGAACCATACACGGCTACAACGGTTGATGTATCAAACGGATATGCTGCTGGTCTTGCAACATCCGGTGCTTCGTAGTCATACCGGAGAAACAAGTCTGCGTTCACTGCAGCTTCAGGTGCGTAGTTAATAATAACACGCTGAAAGTTCTTGCGTATGCCAGCATCTCCCATAGTCAAATCAGGTGAACGATACTTGCCGACTATTTGATTGCCATCAAAGTCGTTGCCTTGTTCTTGCCTATACACGTATCCATCAAAATCACCGTGTAGAATAAAGCTAGTACCAGCTACGACTGTAGAGTCTGTTGCACTTGCTCTAATGCCAAGGGTATCGCCGAACTCATAGCCCTCGCCACGTCGCACACAAATGATACCCTCTGTTGATGCTCGTGCTGTGGCAGCATTACTAAAGAAAATACGGTACTGCGTTTTGTCTGGTATAACTAAACTTGTAAACTCATCCACGTCTGTAAGTTCTTGGAACCGTTTTTGGACGGGGCGACTAATCGTGCCAAGTTCAACGTCACCAATTTTTTCAGTACCAGCTACTGTACGAAGACCGTCAGGCCCAAGAAATACAATGTCACCAGCAAATTCTTGGATGGTAAATCCGTTAAGGCACCCAATCTCTCGTGTTACTGGCTGTACAGCAAAGTCAGCGAGTGCGCTGCCTGTCAGTTTAAAGATACGTTCTTCACAGAAAATAAACAGTGCATCACGAAACGGGAACAGTCCAGTAATATTGCTGTCTACTTTAATTGTACCTGCGCCGTTACTGGTTTGGAAATCATTGTCAGTAAATGGTGCAGTAAACGTAAGCTGCTGTGGTGTACTGGACATGCCAGCAAAAAATAGGTGGTCTTTAAATCCTGTTACAAACTTTGGATTAGCTGGTGCGCCAGATGCATTGATGTCTGTAACGGTGCTGCCGTCATACTTAGTAGCGTGGTTAGCACCGTCTGCCCATATGATAAAATCTGTTCCTGCGAGATTGTACCTAAAGAATGTATAGCGTCCAGCACCTGTTCTACCTGTGTCTATCTCTGACCATGAGCCGGTTGTACCAGCTTCAAATATCTTTGTTCCACGCGCTGCAATAACCTTTGAGTTAAACAGTGCCACCATAAGCACAGGCTCTGTAGATGCGGCTGTCTGCGGAACAATATTGCTATTCCACTTAGCATATCCTGAAATGCGTCTGTAGCCACCACTAATGTCCGGCTCAAAGTTTTGCAGTTCAAGTGCCATCCCCGGTTGCATAGCAAACGTGGACTGGTCTAGTACGAGGCCACCCTGACAAGCAAACACAAAGGGGCTAAGTTGTGCTTCATCAGCCATGTCTTACGTTCCTGTCGGGAAAATAGATACTCCGTACCTTTGTGAGTGAGGCAAATATGTTGACCTCACATATGTAAAGTCTCTGTTAATAAGAATACTTTGCATATGCTTAATGCCCTCTTCAAATCTGGCAAAGTTGATACCATACTGCTGTGCCTCACCACGATACTGGTAGCCGTATGCAGTAGCACCATCTACAATAACTTGTCGAAACTGTTCTGGTATAGTAGGCGCATCTGTCGTTGCACTTAGCGCAGTCGGTTTAGCATACGCATCAAACTTTAGTGTGTAGGCTTTGTCTGGATAAGGAAACAAGCCGTAGTTATTGTCTGGTGTTCTAAATACATAGATAGGTATGCCGCCCACGTCCGATGTGCTTTCTTGGTCGATATATTTATCTACATACTCTTTATATTCTAATATGCGTAATGACACTCCTGCTGTTGCAAGCGCGTCACTTTTTTCAATACGAAATGTTTCATAGTCTACATGATACAAAGAAGAGTCTACTGTGTATCGTGTCTGGTCAGCAACAAGTGTTTGAGTTTGCAAAGAGTGGCTAAACGCCCACCCAAACTCGCGCTGATAAATATAGTTGATGGCGTCATTGACAGCATTCTTACACTGTGTCTGAAATCCACGTGAAGCTGTAAAGTTAGACGAGGTTAGTGCCACTTCGTTAAACCTTGCCAAGACTTCGTTTGTGATGTCCAGATAATTATACGCCATAAGAAATCCTTAAAGAGTTAGGAGGGCGACTTCTGCCGCCCCCCCCCATATTAGTTACGCGAGAGTATCGCGGTCTACTTCTGTTGCAAGTTCCTGCGCACCGTTGGTGTCAACAACACAAGCTACTACACGAAGACGACCAGTGGTAACGTCAGCCGAAGCGGCAATCAGTTTAACATCAATCGTGTCAGTTGTAGTTACGTGCTGAGTGAACGTAATTGTGCCAGAAGTGGTCATTGCAGCACCGTTGCTTCCCGAAGCGAGAAAACCAGTGCTGGTGACATCGCCACCGTCAACAATGTCATCGCCTTCGGCAAAGTCAATGTCAACAGTAGGAGAAGACCCGTCGAAAGCCTTCAGAACTTCTGCACCAGCAAACAGAACCATCGTATTGGCTGGGATTTCTACGACTTGGAAGATGTCACCATTCGTGCAAGAATAGTTGGTCAGCTTGTCAATGTCGAGGATACCCTCAATCATACGCATGTTCAGGCCGTTACGGCTTGCCGGAAGTGCAGCAATAGAGTTAGAGTTAACTCCTGCGGTTGCGGAGGAGGTGAGGTCAAAAGTTGCCATGATTCAGTCTCCTTACGCTGCGTTGTACTTGGCAGTTACGATTGCTTCAGGGCGAAGAATCTTACGGCCATAGAGGTGCATGCCGCGAACGATATCAGCAAAGCTGTCCGGGTCGCGGTAAGTTTCAGTCTTATTAATCTGCTCTGCAGTTGCGACAGCAGACGAGTGTCCAGCCACAATCACACCGAAGTTAGAGTTCTGGTTGGCCGAACCAGTGGTTGCGGGACCAGTACCTACGGACGGCAGGTTATTGGAGGTGTAGACAGTGAAACCGTGCAGGTTATTAATAACCAGCCCGTTTTGCAGTCCTGCGCCACCAAAGTCTGCATTCAGAAGACGTGAGTCTTCGTCCTTGAGCAGTTCAATGAACACGGGGTCAATGACAAGCCAACGGCCCTGCGTGTCTACGTTCTGCTGGTCAAGAAGGCGTCCCATACGGGAGATGACCATCAGAGGAGAGGCAGTAGCAGTCGGAAGTGCAGTTGCACCCGGCAGACGTGCTGCAAGCGGAATTGAGTGGTCGCCAGCAGAGCCTGTTGTGATATTGCCGAAGCTATCCTTACGCAGCTTCATGCTGGTAAGAAGTTCGTCGGAACCAGCAGTCGTTACTGCCTTGGAGCCGCTTACTACGTCGTTAGCGGTGCCAGCAGCAGTGCTAAGAGCGGACTGCTTAAAGCCTGACAGGTAACCAAGAACTTCTTGGTCAAACTGGTCAGCAAGACGGTAAGCCGCACGGTCAGAGGCAAGGCTCTGGAAGTTGACGTGCGAATGCGCCTCTTCAATATCGTCAACCTTGAAGGCATAGTAATTTGCCTTATCAATGGTGAGGGTGAAGTCCTCATCATCAAGGTCTTGCGGAGTAATTTGCGCACCACGTGCGTACTCCTTTACAGTGATTTCGGGTTCTTTGATAATCCGAACGGAATCACCCATTTGCGCAATCTCACCAAAGTAGTCGTTATTGGTGATTGCTTCACAAACAGCGGCCTTGCGGAAAGCGACCTGCACCTGTTTGCTGTAAATTACGGGCGAAAAATTACCGTTAGGAAGATTACCATACCCGGCAGCGGTTTTGAATGCCATGATATTATCTCCTATTTAGCATTTTACAGATGCAAACTCACCAGACTAATCAGAGGCTGATTCACGT